AATTTTATTTTTTTCTAAAAGTTTAATCCATTTTACATTAGCGTGGCCAGGAAAATCTTGATATATTCCACGAATTACTTTAGATTTTTCTGCAGTTTTTTGTGCTAAAACTAAATCTTTAATCCTAGGACCTATTTCTTCATCCCAATGTTTAGTTAATTTGGGGGAAGTAGCAAAAGTTTTTTGAACACCAAGACCGCCATTTTCTTTAATGTTTCGTACTAATCTATTGCCAATATCTAAATCGGCCAAACCTTTGCTTGCTAAAAATGGGGCTATTTTTCCCATACCCAAAGTTAAATAAGTCAAAGGGTCAATAACAATTTGATACATAAAATCTATAACACCTGATATATTTTTAGTTTGACTGCTTATATAATCAGGAGTTTTTGTAGTTGGTTTATTTAAGATACGTGCTATATCACGCCCAGGTGAAACCTGTGCATACTTAACAGCATCCAATACTTGCTTAAAAGATGCATCATCATTAAAAGCCTTAGAAAAAGAATTTAAAAATTCTTCTGTAATTGCGCCTTGGGCTTCTACAATTTCTCCAGGTTTCATACCCATAAGAAGACCTTTAGCAATTTGTACGTCTTGTATTCCAAAATCTTTTACAGCCTGGTCAAGGGCCCCTTCATCAAATACTTTATCTCCGCTCCAAGCATCTGTAAGAACATTAGTGCTAAATAAACTTTCGCCTTGAGCAACTTGTCTTCCAATTTTATAAGGAACGTTAATTAATTTGCCATAAACACCAGCCGCTTGAAAAACAGAAAGCAATGGAGTAGCAGCAAGTTTTAAAGCACCTTTACCTAATCCTAAAAGTTTCTCTCCAACGCCATCTTCTGGTTGTGCATATTGAGCATCGGGATATAAAAACTGTAACATTTCTTTAACTTGATTATCTAATTTATTAAAATCTTGACGAGCAACTTCTAAAGGTTTTTTTAAAAGATTTTTATTTAATTTTACAGTACGAGAAAACTGGTCTAGTTGTGTTAATTGAACATCGCTTAAATTGCTTTGTTTAGCAGCAGCATAAATATTAGGGCTAACATCGGCTATTGATACGTTTACCTTGCCAGCCATTAATACCCCTCATCAACAAGGCGTCTATAAACTAACTCTGCGTCTCCACTAGGGTCATTAATTGCTAATTGCCTAAAAGTATCTGCTAAAGAAATTGTTGGTCTTTGTGGTGGTACAGGTAGCATTTCAGAACCAGGACCAGGACCAAAATCCATACCAGCAGTAATAGGTTCATCTGGTCTTTGTGTTGGAGCATTAATTGGTATTACTTCAGATGCTACCTGTGCTAACGGATTAACTGCCATAGGAGCAGCAGTTTGCTGCTCATAGGTAGCCTGACCTTCGCCATATGGCATACCAGAAATATATCTAGCAGGTTGCTTAGAAACATTTAAATCTGTTCGCTTAGACATAGACCCAATGCCAGAAACTTCTTCTCTAATTGCCACTAGTCTTCGTCCTCTTCATCTAGATATTTTTTTAATTCTTCTTCGCTAGGCGCTTTATACGCCACCCAACTTGGGTAAGAAGATTTTTCCATTACAAAACTTAATGCTAACTCGCTGCTAAATCCTGCCTTAATTAAAGACTTATAATATTCATTAAGCCAGATGCAATACATTTCTAACTCTGTGTATTGTTCGTTTTCTACAGTACGCGGTTTACGTGTGCGCTGTGGTTTCTTTTTCCGCGGTGCCATAGTTACCTCCGTATAGCAGTTCTAGCGCTTGCGCTTGCTTCTCCGCCTGACGTTAAACTAGATAATAAAGTTTGTAGTGATGGTGCAGCAGGAGCGCCTCCTACTGGCGCTGCGGGAGCAGGGGACGTTTGCTCAACCTGAGGGGCACCAGCAGGAGGTAATTCTGGAGTGAAGACTTCTTCAACAGCGTCTTCAATTGCTACGCCTTTCTGGCGTGACTTAATAACATCAGCAATTTTCTTAATTACCATTGATGGGTCTGCGCCCTGTATAGCCATCTGTGGGATGGCTTGAGTATAGGCTTGCAGAGATTGAACTAACGACTTACGCATATTTTCAATTTCAATTTTTTCTTGCTCTTGAGTTACGTTAATACCAAATGGTAATTCACGCATAGCAAGGTCTGTTGAAATCAAACCGCCGCCTAATGCTTGTAGCATAAAGATAAGACCCTGTGCTGGGTTAAGTCCTGCCAACATTCCGTATCGGACATCGGCTGAGTAATCTTTCTTAATATCCTTACTTGGTTTGTAGGTAATCTGGTATGGGCTACCAGCATCTACACCACGGATAGTCTTTTCATAATCAAAAAATCTTTCATCAACTTCAAAGCATACGGAAATAACATCGCGTAGCGTTGAAGCAAAAATAGCCTGAGCAGACTTAACCTGTGTGTCAAAGCCTCCCATAAGTGCCTGCACACCTTGTCCCGTGATGATGCTAGCATCAATGTTTCCAGTACGTCCTTCTGGATAACGTGTTCCCGTTCTTAGTTCTTGCTGTAGTAAAGCCTGTTCAGTAAATGCTCCAGGTGGAATATTTAAATCAACACGGCGAACACCAGCAGGGTTAGCGGTGCGGATAACAGCATCGCCACCCATTTCAAGTTCATTGACATCCGAAGGCAGAACAATTGGTGCTTGCACGGACTTCTCTGCTGCTTCCATCGCAAGTAATGCGAACCTGTTGCGAAGCAACTGAATACCGAGCACGTCATCAAACTGACCACGCATCTCATTATCAACAGATGGTCTCTTAGCAACAACAACCATCATCTTGCCAATTGGGTTTTTGGCGGAAGATAGTAATAAATTATTGCGCTCAGGAACATATAACACAGACTGGTCGCTATCGTAATAGCGAACAATTTCAATCTGCGCTGTCATATCAGACTTGTACATTTCTTTGCCAAGTAAGATATTTGCGTACTCAGGGAACTGTGAGGCAACTTCGCCAACAGGCATATAGTAACGCTTTGCAAAGGCAATGCAGCGCCCATAGCGGTCAAACTCTGGGTAAGCGCCCACTGGGTTTTCTATGCGGATACGCGGCAGCCCTGCTTCTTCGTCCAATTCAATTATGAAAGGAACGAAACCAAATGTTATGTATACATCGGCTCCTGTATACATTTGGACTTGTAAGTCCGAGTGAGCAAAATAATTAGTAGCAATACGAGTGCGGGTGTCAGCAAACTTACGAGCGCGGTCATTAGCCTGATTCGCCGCCGAACAGTTAACTGACGGTAATGGCGCCATAACCTCGGAAAGGTCTCTCGCAACAATATCAATAAAATTTGCAACGACATTAGCGTCTACACCTTCAGGAAAGAAATCTGGATATACAGTTGCAATCTGTCCCTTACGAACAGCAAGAACATCTTGTTGGCGCGAATCGCGCTCTGCAGCACGTTGACGTAAGTTCTCAACACGGGCTGAGATTTGTTCTATTGATAACATCTATTTCCTATCCGTATGTTTGTTGCCATTGCTCGGCAACCATCTCATCTAGATTAACGCTGTAGCGTTTCTGTGCTTGCGCTCTTGTAGCCCAACGATTATGGGCATACCTTTGCACCACAGAATTCTGTTGCATAAACTCACGGCATCTAATAACACCAAACCACAGCGCCATCACGCAGTCAGTCTTACCTCTAGTCTCAGGCTTCCAAGTAATTAACTGTTGTGTTAAAGCCTTAAGTCCTTCAGAACCTTCAGTGCTAGGCAGTTCAATAGTGTTGTTTTTTTGATGCTTGCCATTGCTTGTCGTTCCGAAAAGTGTGGACATAGATGCAACACCAAAGTTTGTGTCCCATTTGTTTTTTCCTGTGAAGTGAGCATTGAGGCGAACACCGTAAGATGCCAGCCATTGTTGTAAGTCTGAGTCAAGGGCATAGGCTTTTTGATGGGCGTTGATTTCAACGCGGAGTTCCTGCGGCTTATACTTCTGAACAAACTCTTCAATTGCTTGCCTAATCTTTTGTGGAGTTGGTTCTGCCATATCTAGGCAGTCCAACACATAAATCTTTCCATCCATCCTGTTGTAGGTCATAGCAACAAATGCAGCACGACCAGCACCCATAGCAGGGTCAAACCCAACTACGGTATAGCCTTCAACTTGAGCAGGGTGTCCCATAGCGCCAGGTCTTAGCGGACCTCGCTTACGCATTCCATTTAAAGAACCCTGAACTAAATCAGGTGGGAATATAGAATCTTCGGTTACATCTTCTTGCTGATATACAAGAGCCCACGTAGACGGAGTAACTTCGCCTCTGCGCCTGGCAAGGGTCGGACCATCCCACTTAGAATATAGTCCCTCCGCATCTGGGGTGTCCTCATCGCCATCCCAGGCAACATCCGATTTAGGCCAGAGCGTTTTCCAGTCTTTCGGTTTATCAGCATACTGTAGAACAGCAGGCATACCCATATACGTAAATGGGCTTTTGCCGCTTGACCAATGCTTCGGGTCACGGAGTTCTTTATAAAAATCATTCGGCGCAATTCGGGTCCCTACTACCAGCAACTTGCCGTTCTTACCCAAACGGGTAATAACTTCTTTCTGTAGCCAGTTAATCTGCTTTTCGTGTTCGTGAGCATTGGCTGTGGTTATACAGTCATCAAGAATAATTAAGTCAGCACGGGCACCATAGATTTGACCCCCCATACCGAGTGCCTGGATAGTCGGGTCTTTTTCAGATGAATCACGAGCATCGTTACCCAGATAGACGGTATCAACACGCCAGGTATCAGAGTCTTCTTTCCATCCCCCTTCTGGTCCAAAAGTTGTTTGCAACTTCAACCAGCGCGGGTGGCTTAACCTTTGCTTTATTGCGTACACGAATTCCCGTGCTTTGACTAACGTCTTAGAAACTACGATGATTCTAACATTGGGATTTAGCGCGATGCGGTAGGTAGAGTAATTCACCGTAATTACGGTGGACTTAGCGTGCTCAGGCGGCACGTTTACAAGAAGGCGATGTTTATCGCCAGGCTCGTAAATCATATTAGGGTGGAGCCAACTAGGGTCCTGCCCCTCCAGTAGGTCAATCCAGTCCTGATGGTGAGGGAAGACCCTCTGGTCTAGAAACATCTCAGAGAACTGTGGGAATGATACATCCTCACGGGCTACCCCTAGCGCTTTTAGGGAGTTCTCTTTAGCGCTCTCTTTGGCGTCAGCCAAATCCTGGGCAAACTGTTTATCCCTGGAAATCCAAATACGGACAGTGTCTGGCTTTTTGCCCAACTGTTCCATAGCCCTCTGCACTGGCATACCCTCAGATACCAGGGCCAAGACTTTGGCCTTGGCTTCAGCCATAGCCTTTGTCCTAGGGTTATTACTCTTCTGAAAAGTCACAGTATTGTCCCATCTGCAATAGTCTATACAGCCTGTCAGATACAGATAGAGATACAGTCTGTAACGCAAGCCCTAAAGGCTTGCTACTGCACGGGACTATAAATAGTCCCTACTATCTA